CTGGCCCGAACGTACCGGCATTCTTGCCTGTGGGGATGGTATAGCTTCCAGTGACTGTCAGATCATTCTCAAAAAATATCTGGTCACCACCTGTACCGGACGCACCACCACCACCGCCCGCCACCTTTACAAAGTCGCTGGCTGTGGAATCCCATGCAACTAAGGCTGAACCCAAAGCTTCAATCTCAACGCCGGTAGTAAACGAGGCCGATGTGCCGCCACGGATGTAAACAGAGCTTTGATCCGTACAGTTGTTGACCACAACGTACATCTTGCTCAACTGCGGGGCATAGATGTATCTTGTTGTTCCGGGCGTACCGGTAGCAATCAGGATAGCCAGACGAGCTTGGTTAGCTACACCACCTGCGGTGGTCGTCAAAGTCCAGTCTGCACTTGTGACTGACTGGCTCACAGAGCCAGCAATACAGTCTTCAACCAGTTGCGTCAGGGATGAGTTCACCGCTGAACCCCACGTATTCGTGAGTTCCCCGGTTACAGGCAGTACAAGCCCTAGCAGTGTTGTGTATGAGGATGCCACGTTTAAACTCCTTTTTGCATTCTATTGGTTTATCAGACAACAGTCCAGACGGAGCCGGACGGAATAGTCACCGTGATACCTGAAGCTACCGTGATTGGGCCTGCGCTAATGGCATTTTTGCCAGTGCTTATAGTTGAGCTTACGTCAATCTGGGCATCATTTTCTATATAGCCTTCGCCGCCAGTGATGGCTCGTTCTGATGGATAGGTAACAAACACATCCTTTGTTCCTGCGCTAAACGTAACCAAGCTACCGGAGTTGCTGGATGCAAGTACAGTATCCCGGCTAAGGGTTGTACCCACCAAGGTGTATGTGCCAATCCCCACCTCCCACTCAGATGTAGTTTGCCCCGCAATGGTGTAGTAGGTGGTGTTACCGGTTCCAATTGCAGAAAACGATTGAAACCCAGTCGATGCCCCAAGCAGCGTCACTGTTCCTGTACCAGTCGTAGTGGTAGTTTCTTTTACCCGATCTGCAAGTACCAATGCCATTTTTTATCCTTACGGCGCAGTTTCAACTTCAACCCAATTTGCTGTTTGATTATCGTTTATAACCGTCCAGCCCGGAGTTTGTGAATCCGTGATATTTTGCCAGTTTGCTGTCTGGCTGTCATCAATCAATCTCCAGTAAATAGCAATTACAATCCCAGCCGATCCTGCGGCCTGAACACCAGACAAGGCAATTGTTACGTTTAAGCCAACCGATCCAACGCTTCCAGTTGCCTCGTCCCCTGTCAACGCAACCAATACGCCGCCGTGGGTTACTGTACCAACACTGCCAGTAGCCGATCTACCAGTCAAAGCAACGGTACGCGATGGGGTTACCGTACCAACTGATCCTACAGCCACATCGCCGGTTGTTACATCCGACTCGTTGTAGATCATCGTCCCGACGGAGCCAGATGCCAGAACACCCGTCAAAGCAACTGTTCTGACTCCGTTACTTATTGTTCCGACAGCCCCCGAAGCCACAACGCCAGAAACAGCAACCGTGCGAGTCGCCACTACTGTACCTACACTACCCGTCGCTGAAACTCCTGTTATTGCTTGGGTGCGCGTAACACTAACTGTTCCTACATTACCAGATGCTTGAACCCCCGTCAGTGCAACTGCTTTGCTTTGGACTACTGTACCAACAGCGCCTGAAGCTGCTACGCCCGTCAACGCAATAACTGGAACCGGGATAACTGTACCAACTGCACCCGAGGCCGCTACGCCCGTCAAAGCATTGGTATGTGTAACGCCAACTGTTCCTACATTGCCAGTCGCAGATACGCCCGTCAAGGCGACAAAAACTACGTTCTCGCCAAGAGCAGAAAACGGTGACTGGGCAAATGCGGATATACCAAACATGGTCTACGGCCTGCGCCGCCTCCGCTTAGGTTGTAGCCAGACGCAACAGTGCTGTGGTTGTGGTGTTTGACGGCATGGTCAGAGTGAACGTGCCTGCCGTGATGGTCTGTGAACCAAACGTGTGAACGCTGATAGCCTTGAGAGACTGTGTAAAGTTGTACAGCAACACCGTATCAAATGCCGTAGTCAATGTCACCGTTGTGTAGGTAATTGAAGCTGAAGGCGTAAAAAACGCCACGCCAGCAGTTGCTGAAGCGTTAGTTGAGGTTGGAGCCGTGGCATTTGTTACTGTCACGCCGCCAGCAGTATAGCCCGTACCAGAAACTTCTCCAGTAGCGGCATATACCGTAGTCGCTGCATTGATGGTCGCTGACACCAAATACAAAGCCGCTTTGAGCGTATCTGTAGTAGGTGAAGTTAAGCTACCGCGAGACACAATAGTTGAAGTGCCAAGTTGGTGCTGACCAAGCATAAGCTCGCTCATGAAAGAGGTACACATTGATTGAGTATTTGCCACTTTAGTTCTCCTTTAGCCGATTGATGCTGTTTCGCCGCCGCCAAAGACGGGTATTTTCTTCAGGGTCACATGGGCAGAACGATGAACAAGTTCACCCTCTAACCAATACTCAACCCATGTGGTGAGTTCGTTGTCATTATCGACTGTACCTTCCCGCTTCTCCAGCAGAGAATCGTCCATGTCGCCTTTGGTTGTAGTGACTAACATTACGCTATCCTTATGATTGCTGATGTGTTTGATACGGCGGGAAACTGTACCGTGAATGTGGCTGTCGAAGTCTTGTCTGCGCCGAAGTCAAGCACGCAAACAGAGCCGCCAGATGTGTATATCAAAGCTCCCCGAGCCGTAATAGCGCCACTCCAGACTGCATTGTCAAAGGAGATGTATGCCACATTGCCTGAGTTGCCTACCGTTGGAGTCTGTGCAATCGTAAGAGCAAGACCACCAGCCGTGTACCCTGTATCCACAACTTCGCCCGTAGCCGTATAAGCCGTGGTAGAGGCATCAAGCGTGGCTGCATTAGTGTACAGAGCCATGTAGAACGTGTCGGACGTAAAGCTGAACGTCCCGTCCATCAACCCTGTTTTGAACGTGTTGCAAGCAAAGTTTCCTTGAAAAGCCATTACGTCACCGCCTGTCTATATTGCCCAGACCGGTAAGCGTCTTGACGCTCCATACCATCACCCAAGCGTTTAGCCAGCGCAAGCGCTTCTTTGTACTTAGCATCGTACCCAAGCATGATGTCAGCTTCACCCTTCATGTACGTGTACGCTTCAACCAATGAGCCGTACAGCAGCACAGAGTCAAAATTGTCCCCCAGCCATGTTGTGGATGCAGTGACGATTGACTCGGGGTAGTAGTAATAGTGGAGTTCGACTGTGTAGCCATCATCTGGTGTTGGGCCAAGAATGAACGACAACTCATTGGAGATAACGCTTGCCGCTACCGTAGGGCCAAACAAAGCATAGTACTTCGGCGTTGCTGTGTCAGTTGCCTTGGGGTACGCCTGACGAATGAAGTTCACATCCTTGTTTAACAGGTACTCATAAGCGCCATCCGCATCAATAACAGCCATTGAGTACGTAGCCAAGAAATCATTAGGACAGGACAAGTACTTATTGCCGCTTGTGGTTGTACCCGTGACATTCTTGCGGATGGAAGGAAACTGAACCGTGTTGTAAATGCGTTGCTCTGCCTGCTCTATGAAGCGATTCATATCAGCAGTAGCAAAGGTGTTCTCCGTGTAGTTGGAGACCGCAGTTACAAGCTCAGTGTACGTCATGCCATCGGGCCTCTAGACATCAAGCCTTTGGTTGCCGCGCCTGTGCCGCGCATTTTGATACCAGTTGTTTTGATGGCTTCGTTGCCAGCAGATTTGCTGATTGCACCGACGCTTACATCAAGCGTATCAAGCTTGCTACGGTTGGGTTCTTTACCGGGGGTAGAAGAAATGCCCACAGCCTTGCCAGACATGGTGTGTGGTTGTGCATAGACGCTGGCACCGCCAACTTCTTTGCCGCCTTGTTTTTTGCTGAATTTAGCCATTATTTGCCTCGCTGATTTGCAACTTTAGCCATACCACGACCCATGCTCATCATCATCTCATTGGTCTTGCCGCCTTTGGCCAACTTAGTCATTGGTTTGCCGGGGTGCATGCTTTTCTCGTGCTTATGCACTGCGCCAGCAATCATCTTCTTGTCCTGCTTTAAGTCTGCTTTGTCCATGATCGACTCCTTATGTCGTTGCAACTGTAACTGTACCAATTTCTACTGCCATTGCCAAATTATTTGGGGTCAAAACAGCATCAAAACTAGATGCACCCCCAACTGGGTTCCACCCCCACTGAAACACGCGGCTACCACCGCCTAACTCCCCGTCTGCCAACAAGCCAGAGACTTGGTAGCTCAGGTCAGGACGCGGATCACGCACCCCTTGTGGGTCATCCACTGGGTACATACCCAGTTGAAGTTGAGGATGATCTGGATCCCAGCACTGAGGGCACACTTTCAAGTCGTATGTCTTGGTTTTGACAACGAGCTTTTTAAGTAACGTCAGTTTGTACCCAAAGC